TTGAGATTACCCTCCAAGAATGCGAGTACCTTTCCCTGCTCCTCTAAGTTAGTGTTACTAAACTCGGTAATATAAGGCATCAGTTCAAAGTTTGATAGTAGATTACTATATTTAGTTTCTCTACCTCTTAGGAATTGTTCAGATTGGTCGGATCCACGATCCCTATACCTTTGTTCTAGGATATCTTTTGGTGCTTTCAAATAAATCACCTGCAGTTCTGTATCGGGTAGTCCCATGGCAAACTCTAAGAAAGACTGATTGAAGATTCGATCTCCCTCGAATAGGATATTACAGTTATGTAAAGCGATCCAGTCTTGTAGTGGAGGTTGAACTGCCATAGAAAGTCGATCTGTCCCAGCGAAGATTTGACCTTCTTCATACTTACCGAGGATGTATAAATCTCGCTTGATATTATAACTAGCATTGACTAATTTTACAGGAGATACATCGATCCAATCTTTGCCTTCCATAAATTTACGTAATAGAGTGGTCTTGCCAGTTCCAGGTTGACCACCAACAGCAATCAATTTACGAGTCTTCATGGGATTGCTAACCTTTACAATATTAATAGCGTCACCGACACCGAATTTATCATTAAACATTTCTTGCTTCTTGGATTAAGTTCTTTAGTTCATCTTCAGTAAATACCCATACTCTTCCGAGAAAGTGGTGAGTGTCACTATCTACATTATGCTTCTTTGTGAATGTAGTTTTCTTAATTATATCCCTTGCAAGATTTTTAGACAAGTTTTCTTTAATCTCATCTGCATAGGTTGGAACAGTTTCTTTTAGTTTGGCTAACTCGAACTCTGCAACCTTATGTTCAACTGTAATCTTATTGAACGAATGCGTATCAAGAAAGTCTTCCATATCGAATCCACCGAATCCTAGAGTGCTGGAAGATACTGTACCTGTACCACCAGAAGATGTACTAATTGTAACACTTCCCATATTCATATTGTTTGCTCCACCAAAAGTAGCAGGATTACCAGCACCACCACCAATTATTGTCGTCATGTAAACATCTCCAATCCATTTAATATAGGTTCTTCATCTTCAAACATCCAATCCATATTCTGCATTCCACCAGTGCTAAGGAAGGATGTAAATTTCTCTTTATCAATACCATGTCTATGGTCTAGTCTCAAGTCAATGGTTTCTTCTCTTGACTGCCATAGAACATTCCAGTCAATACCATACCAACCATCTTTCTCGCACTGCATAATTTCTTCTGCTTGTCGATCAAGATAGTATCCAAGATACCTTCCATGACTCTTTCTGAAGATCTTCTTAAAAGAACACAGGCAGGTTTCCATGGTAAAGTAATCTATTTGCGAATTCAGTTCTGGGAATCTTTGTTTCGTTTCACTGAGAATTTCTCTCGCTTGTGCTTCCAAATTTGAATAATCGACTCCAGTGAGTTTTCTATCCATATCGTTATCCTTCCCAATGGCGAGAAGTAATCCATTACGATGAGAGCGAGAGCCATCATAATCATCAAGCATGAGGCTAGTAGGAGTGATATAGACACCAGCAGTATGCTTAAGATGCTGAAGATAAAACCAAGTGGAATAACGACCAAACTTATGCAGCCCAGACTTAATGCCTGTCCAGAGATTATTAAAGTTCTCCTCCTCAGTGTGTCCATAGTATTCTTCCAGTTTTTCTCGTTGTGTCTTATCGCCAATGAATTGCTGATAGGAAGCAAACATCGCAGGGAGATGTCCCTTGTTCCACTTTGTATCAGTCTGATATCTTAATCGTTTATAGTTGGCAGTGTTCCATTGAGTAATACGATCAACTGTTGCTAACTCAAAGTCAGGAAACTCATTCATTAGAATCCAAGCAGTTGGGAGATAGTATGTGTTACCATACAACCAACACAACCATAACTTCTGTTCATCGTTATGTTCATATCGTTTGTTGAGATAGTTCGTTGCCCATACTGCTGGATCGCAATCATCATATTTTAGTGACCATGCATACCAGCGAATGAACGCTTCTCTACGATTTTCTTCTAGTCTATAATCCATTATAACAAAAACTCTTCCAACGATGGTTGCTCCATCAATGCTTCACGTAACCATGCCTTGCCAACTGCATTAATTGCTGCTTGACTCTTTGCTTTCTTCTTCTCTCCCCACTTGTATACTTCTAAACCTTCAGCACGAAATTGATCCCTTGCTTTGTATGGAGGTAATGCTTGAAGTGGATTCACAATGGCAAAGTCACGATAAGCAATTTGTTCTGCTCTTGTTGGGAACAGTGGTTGGTCTGAACGAAGTGAACCTGTTGGATCAACTGCCCACCAAATCAAACCATTCTTGTAGTGCCATGTAACTGAAGAAGGAGTGCAAGACATCTTTAGTCTTGTTATCTTTCTTTCCTTAACTGCATAATCAATCCATGCATCCCAACACTTTGATGCGTAGCCTTTACCTTCATTTCCTTCGAGTGTAACAATCTCGTAAAGATTACTGTAACCATCTCGATTAAATGTAGCAAAGATTAAACAAACAACTTCACCATTAACTTCATACGCAAGTGGTGGTGCTTTGTCATAGTTATGAAAGCGATACCACAATGAATGTGCAGCCGACAAGAACTTAGTGTTCTTACCAGCTGGGCTATTTTTAATTAACTCTTCAACTCTCGTTGAATTAACAAAGTTCATATTGTAAGTCCACCGCATCTTCAATGACTTCTTTTTCAATAGTCATCGCAAGTTGGTCATCAAATGTAATATAATGATTCATCAAAGTATTAACAGGAAATCCTGGAACATATGCACGTCTTGGAACATCAGCAGTAGAAGTAATTATACATCCATTTGAGATAGATGTCAAGTATAATGGACGCTTACCATTGCGATAGAATCTAATTCGTTTATCAGTATGCAACTCAATGACTGCAAGACTGGAATCTTTCCAACGAACCAATGGACTGATGCAATCTTCTGCTGTGTGTAAAATCAATTCAGTATCATTTTTAGTTTCACAGTCATAACCATAGAGTTCTTTCCACTTCTCAGGTAACTCTTGAGTGATAACACCATTATGAACTACCGAAAGATTCTCATTGGCAATTGGTTGATTAAATTCTAAATCTGATGTTGAATAACGACAATGTCCAATTAAGTACAAGTTGCCGTCTTCGTTTAGATACGATTCAAAATCAAATGGAAACTTATCTGCAGAGACTGGTAGCTTTTGTGTGACAATAGAGTTGGCTTTAACATAAGACAAACCAGTAGCATGCATTCCTCGAATCTTAGACTCAAGGAACACACGATGTAACATATCAAAATCCTGCAGGGTTGGACTATGCAGGATTGCTCCAATCACTGAGCACATTAGAAGAATCCTTCAAGTGAATTTGCCTTTTGTGATTCTGGGTGATACTTCATTAGTGTATAATTTCCAAGTTTTGACTCGAGGTATTCATACCACTCATCAGACTCCCACATTGCAGAACTGACACCATTCCAAAGATGTCGTTGAGAACCATCTTCATATTTTTGGTCTGGGTGTTCTTTGTTAAGTCTTCGTTGTTCAACAAAATCATAACGACAATCTTCGTATTGTTTAGAACCCAACTCAAGCATCTTCTCACGGAAGTAAACAACCAATGAGATTCGCTCTGCTTCTTCATCGAGTAATTCAATCTGAGTATTGCCATGCATAACTTCATGATTGTTAATGAGTAGCAAATCTCCAGGTCTTGGATTGACAGCAATACGATACTCTGGTGCTACAAGATAACACCCTGTATAATTACCATTGTTTGTTAGAGTCAATAGATTGGATAGACCAGCAGTAAAGTCACCTGCATCGTAGTGACATGCAGTTCTGAAAGATTTATTAACAGTAACAGTAGTAAATGGAGTTCCTGGAACTAAGAATGCTGGATCCAGTTTCTTTGCTGCTTCCATTTGATTATTATATCGCCAAGGTAGCAACTCTTTAAAACCTTGAGCCAGTTGTTGAAGGAAAGGGTATCCCATCGCAAACTTTGCTGGCTCACGAGCAGTATAAGATGTTGCACGACCATAAGGAATGCGAGGATAACGATCGAACCAACCAGCAATACCAGACATAACACCATTGGCATAGGTAGTTGCACAAACATACGCTTTCTCAACTCGTCTTGCCTCAGTGACCATTTCAGATGCATCTAGTTTACGAACTTTCTCAACCCACTCATTGAATAAAAATCCGTCTCTCTTGACTGCCTGAATACCCCAAACATTATTTCTTGTGGATGGCTTGTCTGTCTTACCTTCGTGCTTGGCTTTAATAACATCAATTGGATCTCCATCCAATGATGCTTTTGGATTTAAAAAGTAATCAATAATTTCTGATTCATATTCAGTGACCCACTCACGATTACCCAATTTTTCTGCTCTTGGACCTGCAGCCATACCTCTGTTCTGAGTTTCAGTTGCTGCTTCACGGAGACCAAAATACGCTTGGTCTTGTTGTTCTTTACTGAAGTAGTTCTTACGAAACTTTAAAACAATTCTATCTTCAGAGTATGTCAACTCTGGATGTCCAGGAATTTCTGGCATATAAACATCACAGTCGTCTTCAATCAGAAAATCATAATGACTCTCATCTGGGAATTGTCCCATCATGTGAGACATATCATGTTTTTGTTTTGCTACGATTACCTTAATCATGTTCTCTCCTAAAACTTAAATCCATCAAACGATTCTGCTTTTTGTCTGCGACCAAAATTACTCTTAT